TAAGTGGTCGTTCAATGTTAATGCATCAAAATCCACATCTACTATTAAAACTACTGTTATTCAACCTACTACCAAAACTGGCAGTACTCAAACTGTTGTTACTGAAATTATCAATTCTACCACATATGGTTTAAGTATATTACCAACAACAATTGATAGTATATTTGTAAATTTCAATGGTATTGAATTTGATTACACTGATTCGCCTTTTACAAATAGTGCACAATTTTCTATTGATTGGTATAAGTCCACTATTTCTATCCCTGCACAATTTTCAAATGGATTGTTAGGTTATACGATTATTGGTGTTGGCGACAGTTCAACAAATGGAAATGGTTTAATTGATAACGGAATTGCATATGCTGCTAACACTCAAACTAAGAGTATTGTAAGTTTGGCAAATATTCATGATATCACACATTCATATGTCACTGTCAATGGTGCGCCAATTACACAGATAGATTCTGGAAATAACATTTATTATTCTTTAAATTCTGCAAGTACTACCAGTAACCGAGCTGCCGCAACTGTAAAAAATCTTCAGCTTGATAAACAATACGCTGTTCAAGCCTGGTTCTTTGCATCATCACAAGATAAATTTAATGTGATTCAAGAACAAGTATTCCCTGTAGTATCTTCCGTATATACATTAACTAATTTTGTATCTAATAGTACTTCTGGATCGCCCAGTACTCAAGTTATTGTAGAATACATCTATAGTAACGGTATTAAAAGAAGATTGCTCCCACCTGATGTTTCATATTACACAGTAATTGATCCAAGCATTAAATCATACCGTGTAGTATTAGCGGCATCTGGTGTAACATTTAATACATCAAATACCAATACAAATGTATATTTGAATGGCAGTATATTAACAACATCCTCATATACATTTAGTGGTAACCAGATAGTAATTTCTAACAGTGTTACGCTTAATGTTGGTGATACAGTTTCTGTTGAAGCATTTAATAACTCTGATATTACTAGAGCATCTTCCAATAATTATACATATGATTATGTTATTGATAATTCAGGAAAATTATATCTAACATCTAATATAACACAACCGCATCCTTTAGATAAATTAAAAGTTATAACATTTTCAAATCAAGATAGTTTATTATTAGAAACTCAAAAGTTTTTAGGTAACCCTGCTGGAACTTATAAAATGTCACGCCCAGTTTTAAATGTCAATTATGTATGGGTAACTATTGCAACTTCCTCAACTGTAACTGCACTGACTAGCGGAATTGATTATCAAGTATTAGATGATAATATCACTGTTAAACTTAGCGATCAATACCCGGTGACTTCAAATCAAACTGTAATTATAATGAGTTTTGGAAATAATAAATCGGCAAGCAACGTGTTAGCATATAGACAATTTAAAGATTTATTAGGTGGATCTTCTTTTACTAGATTATCTGATAGAAATTCAACATATCTAACAAAACCTCTAGCATTTACTCATACTGAAATTTGTGTAGCCGATGCATCAGTACTGACACCGCCAGATGTAAATCAAAATATTCCAGGTGTGATACTTGTTGACGGCGAGCGTATTGAGTTTTTTACTATATCCGATAGTAACACGCTAACACACCTGCGCCGCGCAACATTGGGAACTAGCCCATCTGATCATTTAATAGCGGGCACAATTGTTATTGATCAAGGAAGTTATCAAACTATTTCATATTCTGATTCAGTATTAGTACAAAATACTTTTACCAATGTTTCAACTAATACATATTCAATTAATACAGTAAGTAGCCTCATCACGTATCCAAATACATCTACAACAATAACAAGTGATGGTATTATATTAATGACAACTCCGGGTAAATTTCCAATTGATATTACAACGGGCAAAATTAAATATTCTACATCCGGATCTTCAATAGTGTATACTGTTTCCACATCTAGCATTTTACCAAAAGATCAATTAGAAATATATTATGGTGGTCAATTATTAAAGAAAAATGGACACTATTATCATGATACTACTGTAAATTATGATAGCATTTTAGAAAATCAAATTGTTGGCACTACTGCTACTGTCGCTCAACTTCCAACAACTAGTACTATTGCTCTTGGCACTGCTTATTTGATTACTGCAACTAATCAAGTTTGGGTCTATGTAGGCAACCGTTCAGAAATAGCAATAAATGGCACAACATCGACCATTACTGGATTGGACAATTCAACTACTGGTACTACTTATCTTGATACGACACAAAATATAGTATATTGGTCAACTGGGACTGGATATGTTGCAACGGCTACATTTGGATATGTGGATTCTGGACTGAGATATGTAGCACCAGATTTTACTATTATTGGTACTAGCCCCCAATACTCGGTAAAATTAAACGTGCCTATTCAAGATAATGTTCAATTGACATTAGTCAAAAAACAGTATTCTATGTCACAAAGTTGGAATGATGTTATATCAAATACTAGTACTGTTTCTTTATTAAATAGTACGGGAACTATTGCTACATTCCTACAAGATTCACCTGGCAAATTGCCAAATAGCTACTTCTACGGAGGAAAATAAACTGTAGAATAGATCCTAATCTTTTAACAGCATAAATATCGTTATGAAACCAACAGACAACAAACCCAATGAACAAGGCAATATCCTACTTAAAGGACACATTAAGATCTCTGATCCCACTACCGGTGAAATTTTTATTGACAAGGATAATGCTATCAATTATGAAAATTTTAGTTTGAGCCTTGCCCAGGGTGTAAGTAATCAAGGCCGCGGAATGATTGAAAATATGTCATTTGGTAATGGCGGGACTAGAGTTGATAATACGGGTATTATTACGTATTTGACACCAAATGTCATTGGCGCCACCGCAGCACTTTATAATCAAACTTATTACAAAGTAGTTGATGCAAAACAAGTATATGATTTAGATCCTTCTCGAAATTTTATGGAAGTTCGTCACGTAGCTGGTGCATTTTATAGTGATATATTAGTTAGTTGTTTATTAGATTTTGGCGAACCAGGCGGTCAGCAAGCATTTGATAATGCTACTAACAGTGATGGTACATATGTTTTTGATGAATTAGGACTGCGTGCATACAGTCCCGACGGTCCTGGAACAGGTCCCTTACTAACCCACGTTATTTTTCATCCTGTACAAAAAAGTTTAAATCGTATGATTCAAATTGATTATACAATTCGTGTACAAAGTTTAAGTGTGAGGGTTTGATATTTTATGGCTTATACTATTTTAAAAACTAACGGGGAATTTCTAACAAGGGTAGCAGACGGTTCAATTAATAGTACTGCAACCAGTGTAACTCTTCTTGGTAGGGACTTTACTGGATATGGTCAATATTACAATGAAAATCTTGTAACATTATTGTCCAATTCTGCAAAGGACTCACCGCCAACTTACCCAATTCAAGGTGAACTTTGGTACGATACTTTAACTGGGCAGTTAAAAATTTACGATAATGCTTTTAAAAATATCGGGGCTGCTACAATATCCGATACATACCCTATTGCGCCAAGTCTTGGAGATTTTTGGTACGATAGTGCAAGGGCTGTATTAAATTTCTTTAGTCCTAACGGGACTATATCATTATCATCCTTCCCAGTAGCAGATACTGTGGGGTGGGTCAATCCAACAGTTACCATTATTGACACTTCCAATGTTAGTCATCCTAATGTAACATTACTATTCAATGTAGATCCATCATCTGCTGTTGGTGTATTAAGTGATAGTAGTTTTGTCGCTAATGCTGATGCTACTCAATTGTACCTAACTGCTTCTGGCCAAATTACTACCAATATTGTTCAAGGATTGAACATATTTGGCGGAATACAAACTACGGGAGATGTTACTGTGGGTGGTACTATACATACTGCATCAACTACCGGCACACCTACCAATACATCAACACCTGCAAAGTGGTTGAAAATGGTAGTTGGTGGTGCCAATTACTATGTACCATTATATCAATAATAAACAATATGCCATATATCTTAAACAAAACTAACGGAACACTGCTTACTACAGTTGAAGATGCTACGGTTAATAATGCCTACAGTTTAACATTTTTGGGCAAAAATTTTACTGGGTACGGGCAAGCTATTGAAGAAAATTTTGTAAAGTTATTAGAAAACTTTGCCAATAGTTCATCACCATCTAACCCAATTTCGGGACAGTTGTGGTTCAACACATCAACTCAACAATTGAATATTTCTAGCAATGGATTAAATTGGAAAGGTGTAGGTAGTATATCAGTAGGATCTACATCTACTGTAAATTTAACCCCTACTGAAGGTGATTTGTTTTGGGATTCAAATTTATCTAGTTTAATTGCATACGACGGATCTTCGTATATTACTATTGGTCCATACAGTGCCAGTACGTATGCTTCTTGGACTATTGGCCGAATTACAAGTGATAGTAACACTGGCAATCAACAATATCCAGCAATAGTTGGTAGCTTGCAAGGGTCATCTGGTCTTGAGCCAATGGTTGTTTTTTCTAATCCAGCAGTGCCCTCATACACGCCTGATAGTGTTATGGGGTCAGATTATGCACCCTATTTTAATTCAATACAACGTGGAATTACATTAAGGGGTGCAAACACATCTACTACTGTTCCTAGTAATTCAACCATTTTAGTTCCAGGGTCTAGTATTGATTCTGGATATTACTTTTGGGGAACCTCGGCTGAGTCATTAGCTACTGTAACAGTTGAATTAACTACTACTACCAATTTTAATACGTGTTTCATTCCGTTTGCTGGAACAACTTTAGGTGCAACATCGTTATTAACAACTTCTACTTTTTCTTATGAACCAAGTACAGGAGTGTTAAATGCTACTGCTACTGCGGCATACTATGCTGACTTAGCCGAGCGTTATGAAGCCGACACTGAGTACGAAGTTGGAACTGTATTAGTAATTGGCGGCACAAAAGAAGTTACTGTTACTGATCAATTTGCTGATACAAGAGTAGCGGGCATAGTGTCTAAAAACCCTGCATATATGATGAATTCTGACGCTGGAAGTGATGAAACTCACCCTTATATTGCCTTAAAAGGCCGTGTTCCTTGCAAAGTTGTGGGCTTTATTGAGAAAGGTGACCTACTAGTAACTAGTGCACATCCTGGATATGCTGCTGCCGCTAAGTCAATAAGTGCAGGTGCAGTAATTGGAAAAGCCCTGCAAGGTAACTCACAGGGCTTTGGGGTTATTGAAGTTTTAGTAGTTTAAACAGCCATTGGTGCTGTAATAGCATCGTGGTGTTCATAATGAACTAATTCAATATCGTTCATTTCAAAGTCTGTAATAACCTGTACTGAAGGATTCAATTGTAGTGTTGCCAACGGCAATGGTTCACGACTAAGTTGTTCACGTACTTGATCAAAATGCGTATTGTAGATGTGCGCATCTCCAAACGAAATAATCAAATCGCCCACATCTAAATTACAAACTTGTGCAATCATATGTGTAAACAATGCATATGATGCAATGTTGAATGGTACGCCTAAGAACATATCTGCACTACGCTGATACATATGGCAACTCAATCGGCCATTGCTAACATAAAACTGACTCATAATGTGACAGGGAGGTAACGCCATCAATTCAAGTTCACCAGGATTCCAAGCACTAATGATATGTCGACGACCGTAAGGATCTTCTTTAATACCTGCAATCAATTCAATCAATTGGTCGTGATTTTGCAATACAACTTTGTTGATACGAATTAAAGGTTTACGCCAACGACGCCATTGTACACCGTAAATGCGTCCCAAGTCACCCGCGCTACGTTTTGTTTTCTTGTTAACCCAATATGGTGCATTGGCGTTATCAGTCCAAATAGTAGACTTGGTACTTTCACGACTGCCGTGTAAAATCTCCTTCAAACGGCGTTCGTCGTTACTGCCTTCGATGAACCAAAGTAGTTCACTAACAACACTTTTCCACGCTAACTTTTTAGTTGTTACCGCAGGGAACCCTTCGGATAGATCAAATCTAAGTTGCATCCCGAAAATGCTACGAGTACCAACACCTGTACGGTCTGGCCTATCGTCACCATTTTCTAAGATGTCTTTAAGGGCATCTAAGTATACTGACTCGGACGTTTTGTTCATTAATCAACCACTACGTCTTTCTTTTTACGACTCTTTGGAGGATCAACTTCGTCAGCTTGTTTACGCAGCATTTGAGCCTGCTTAAACAATGCATCTGCCTTCGAGCGTAGTTTCGCTGGGGACAAGTCTTCGTCAGCGACAAGCGGAACTGCTGGCTCGTCAACAATAATTTCTTCTCCAGCATTAACTGTTGTACTCGAGGTCTTAGTTGGATCATCTTTGACTTGAGTCTTTGGATTAGCTCTTTTACCATCAGTAACAGCTAACTCGTCAACCTTAATGCCTTTTTGTTGGGCAATTAATTCGTTTAATTCGTTCAATGGGATTGATGCACTGGAACTGGGTGTCATAATGACACCAGTAGTAGGAACTTTCTTAAGTTGGCCACGTTGATGTAACGCCGCTAACATATTCTGTCCATCAGGAAATTTGCGAACTGCCAATAAGTCGGCTAATTCGTTAGCCTGTTGTCCGCTGGTTTCCTGAACTAAATTCATTAGAGCATCGTGCCAAGAGTCTGACAGACTATTTGTACCAATGACCAATGCGCTGCTGGAATCGCCAGGCAATGTTCTATAGGCAACAACGACTTTGGCACCGTTGTTTTGCATTTTACCTATGTGCTTCATTTTAGTTGCCATTATTGTGCTTCAGTAGCCGCAGTACTGTCGTCTGCTGGCGTTGCTGGGGCAACAGCATTCAAGAACGCATTAACGCGATCAAATACTGCACCAACTGAACTAGCTTCGGCAGCGCTAAACGCACCACGGCGAACAGCCAAATCAACGACAGAACGTAGATTTTGCAAATCTGCAATGCTTAATTGTGGGCCCTGTTGTTCTTGAGCTTGAGTTTGATTTTCTTCCATTTTATTTTCCTTTATGTGTTATGTAAATAGGTGCAACCTAGAGTTAGCATCGTAAGTTCCATTGGATCTTCCAAACCAATTTCTATTGATTCAATCATACGGTTATTGTCATCAATAGCAATAGTCTTTCTAATTGCATACCTACTATTTAAGTTGTAGTTTATCCACTGATCTAATATCTTGATATCTCGATCTACGTCTTTAATTGTGATACGTGCAAAGTGTTCTGGTATGAAACTTAACCGTCTCATCTTTAGAACACTTAGCGGCGAAACACTACCTCTACTGAGTGACATTAACTACCTACTTATTTATAATATGCAGTTTGTCCAAACGGGGCAACGATGCTTTCATTGCCGTGAATAATGAATAAACTTTCACAATAGTCTTCATCACCCCAACTACCACAAGGGTATCCGTCAGTAAACATAATGAAACGCTTTGGAACAATGTCTTCATTCTTCATGAACTCAAAGTTTACATCAAAGTCAGTACCGCCACCACCTTGACATTTGTAGGACATAATGTCTTCGGCAGTATCACCAGTAAAACGTTGATAGCCATAAACTTCTGTATCAAATGTCCACAAGTCCAATTTAAAGTCCTTGTATTCGTCCATAATGCCTTTGACTTCTGACAAGAAGTCCATTGCCATAGAGTCACTAATACTTCCAGACATATCAATTGCCACTGACACATCAATAGTTTCTTCGTTCATCATACCTGGCAAGATAGCACCACAGTGTTGACTCTTGCGGTTAGGACGACTGAAACTAAAATTGCTTTTCAGAATACTTTGGATATTCATACGCAACATTTGACGCCAGTCCATCTTAGGCTCAGTAAAGTCAGTAATCAAACGTGCAACACCTGCAGGAACTTTACCAGCACCTGCTGCCTGTGCAGCCGCAACCATTGCTTCTTTGATTTCGTCTTTAATTGCTTTCTTTTCTTCTGGAGTCAACGTTGGACGCTTGCCGGAACCGTCTTGAGTGCTGTCTTCGTTTTCATCGCCGTCACCGTCATCATCACCGTCCAAGTGTTCGTCTAACAGTTCACCCAATGTGCTAATATCAATCTTTTTAGCCTTTTGATACAGTTCATCATAAATCTGTTCGTAACTCAAACCACGATACTTGTCGTCTTGGAATACTTTGATGCAGGATGGAAATTCGCCAATGCGCTCGTCCTTGCAAATTTGATTAACGGCATAGTCAGCGGCAAAGTTGCTCAACTGTGGATCACGACCATCACGTCGACCCATATGGTCAAATACATTGTGCAGTACTTCGTGAGCAAAGCCAAACTCGCATTGTTTAGGAGTCAATTGATCAACGAAATCGTTGCTGTAATAAAAGTTTCGACCATCGGTGGCTAATGTACTACACCATTCAGATGCATCAATTAGTTTCATACGAGTAGCCATATTGCCAAAAAACGGATGACGCAACAGCAAGCCAATGCGAGCAGTGATTAGCTTTTCGACAATCTTATTCTTTTCTGTTTGAGAAAATGCACGTTTTTCTTGTGCTTTGTATTTTTTATTTGCTGTTGATGTTTTAGCAGACATAACTACTCCTGTTTAAAATTATATTATACACTATTTTATTTAACTTGTCAATAAAAAAGGGGCCTAAGCCCCAATTTTATTCCATTGCCTGGATAATGTACTTGCCGTACTTTTCGTGGAAGCGATCAAAGTGTTTCAACTTACTTGCATCAAACGGCAGTTGATAAGATGTCAACGCAACCTTTGCACCCATCACAACCAATTCAGTTGGAAAATTATCCATCATAAATGCAAAGAAGCAGTCTGCTTGAGCATCCCAATCTTTGGCCTTCTTTTGATCGGCAGTTTGCAATTCGTAGCACATTGACACAGTCAATGAATACATCGCAGAGATTTCTTTGATGTCGCACTTAACAACTTTACCACTCAAAATATCAGTGGGGTTAGGCATCTGCTTTGCAACACGGCGGTGTGCCATAAACTTAACAGCCAATCCTTCACCAATAGCACCTGCGACCAAATCGGTCAATGTGCCTTCTGGCAAATCGTCATCTTTAAGCAAGTCGCTAACAAAACTCCAACTACGCGGGGTAGCGAATGCACGGCTTGAACTACGTGGATCAAAGTCATACAAGTCTTGTTTAGCAAAACCAACATAACCAACAACTTGTTCGTGAACCTTGTTAGTAACAGCCCATTCTTGCCAATCCTCGAAGTCACTCTTCAATTCAATGTGTACGAAACGATTAGCCAACGGAGCAGGCATACGATAAGTAACACCTTTGTCACCATCACGGTTACCAGCCGCTACAATACTAACGCCTTTTGGAAGGATATAAGTACCAACACGACGATTCAACACCAACTGGAACGCCGCTGCCTGTGTAGCAGGAGCCGCAGAGTTCAATTCATCCAAGAACAGGATAGCAGTAGAGTTGGGATCAGTGGGCAGTTCTGCAGGAGGAGCCCAAGTCATTGTATTCTCAGTACTGTTGTAATAAGGGATACCTTTAATGTCAGTGGGTTCCCAAAGACTCAAACGAACGTCGATAACTTCTCGACCTTGCTTGTCGCCAATTTGTTTAACGATATCACTTTTGCCAATGCCAGGCGGGCCCCACATAAACACGGGACGCTGGATTTTGATGCATTTTTCAATGCTACGTTTGGCTTCGTTAGGAGTAACGGTGCGGTTAGTGCTAATTTGCTCTGCCATAAAATACTTTCTGTAAATTGTTTAAAAATACTAAATGCATTGTGCTTCAGTATGTATTAATTATACAGAAGATCTAGGCGTTTGTCAAGCAGCCGGCTTAGGAATCTTTGCTTTTGCGGCACTAAATCTTGCAATATTGCCCGAAAACAACACCAACTGTATTGCCATCTTTTCGTTGAATACAAATATTTCTTTATGTGTTATGTACCAAGGGCAGTCAATAAAGTTGTCTAACCATATGATCAATTGATTATTGAAATCAATTTGTTCCTGAAATAGCACCTTGTGTGCTTTGATATCTGCATCAACTAACGATTTGAATCCTTGTTCAGTTAGTCGTAACCCGCCAACTTTCTTTTGGCGTATATTTTGCCAAAGTATTCCAATATATTTTTTAAATGATTTGTCTGTAATTTCCACATTCAAGTGGTTCATCACATATTTGGTTATATCAGTCTTTTGATTCATTGGTTAACTTCTCGCCAGAAACCAATTTATAGACGGAAAAGTCTTCAGTGTTAAAGAGTTTATTAAGTTTTTCGGCAAGATTATGAGCGTGTCCAGCATTTGAAAAAGATACTTTTTTATATTTTGGACCAATATCGTGTGCTACTATACTGCCAGTCTTTAGATTAATTGGTTTGTCTTGATAAAATACTGCCCAAATGGCTTCGGCATCCAAAACTTGTTCAGTTTTATACGTTTTTTTATTGGTTATTTCTAACAATACTTTTGGTTTAGGCCTTGACATTTATACGCTCCATATGTGCGTATATATTTATTCAAAATATTAAAATCCACCGCCATCTAACTTAACAGACCCATCATTAGATTTAGTTGATGCAGTTTGATCCGCAATACCAGTTAGCCTAGTCATTACTGATGCAAGACTATCAAACAGATCGGTATATTCTTTTGCAGTCAATGTAAGTGTTTTCTGACTGCTTTTTTTGGCAATTCGTGCTTTATCTAAAAAATCTTCTATTGGCAATATGTTTAATTGTCGCATAATTGATTGGCCTTGCGTAATTCTATTTTTGATTCTTCTTCAGTTTTCCAAGGACCCTGAAATGGATATCGTTCCAAAGTAATTAATTTAGGGCAAAAACTTTTAACCCAACCTTTTCGGAATTTAATAATATAATGTCCTGCACAGTGCTGACTTTTACTTTTAGCCCGTTTAGTATACAATGGCAACTTTTTTTGTACATTGTATAAGGGTTCAAATGGTTTAGTTTTACAGGGATAATCGTAGATACTATACGTTTGGGGTTCAGTTGCTTCTTTTTTAACTTTTTTAATGGTCTCTTCGAAGAAGGCAACTCCGATTGCATTTTTAATTTCAGCCAAATCTTTGTATGTAGATACTTTGCCTTTTTGTAATACCATATATCCACGTTTAATTTTGGCAATACTGCCAATCTTTTTTGATCCGTCTTTGATTAACCATTCTTTTTCTGGGATCAATACTTTAGCATTTGCTGTCATTATACATACCTCGCATTTAATGGTTCGCTATAACTTTGAACTTGTTCACTTACTTTTTGTAAATCAAATTCAGCACAGAATTTTAGCAATCTAATGCCAACCTGTGAAATATTCTTCTCTGCTGTCATAGCCGTATTAATAGTTTCTTTAATTAATACTTTAATATCATCTGGTTGTGCAGTCAAGTCGCACAATATCACATTACGGGAGTAATCATCTAACACACGATGTTCGACACCTTCGTGGTCAGACCAACGCTGCAACATCATATTGTTCCAATTGTAGCCTTTTGAATTACGATCAGCAAAGGCTTCTCTCAAACCAACTTTATTCTTTGTACCTTTTTCACGCACACCTGGATAAGCACTAAAGATATTATCGCTTGTATCGCCGCGCATACATTTTTCAAATAGTTGCCATTCAGGTTCAGGGGGACTCTTTGGCAATTTAGTTTTCTTGTCAATAACATACTTGCCTTTGGCATCATAATAACCGGTATGCTTTACAGTTACTTCCATTATGCCATTATATTGACTTACGTTTGGTGCAATCAGTTGTGCAAAATCGCCATCTGTGGAGATGATAACATGATTGTCATCGGGATGAGATTGAATAAACCCTGCAATCAAATCATCTGCTTCAAGTTGCGGATGTTGTAGTACAGTTGTATTAGTTTTTTCTGTAATGAAATCTTTAAACTGATCAAATGTTTCCCAAAACACTCGTTCTTCTTCTGCTTCTTTTGGGCTATGTGCAGCCCGGCCAGCGGCACGTTGTGCCTTATATGGTGCGTAATAGTCTTTGCGCCAGCTTCTTCCCTCTAAACAGAACACCACGTGATCGCCTTTGAAATCGCGCCACGCTTTTCTTACACTGCCTAATACAGTTTGAATACTCATACCAATCTTGTCATTTAGATCACCACGAATAACGTGACGTGCTCTAAAGAATGTATTTGCTGTATCAACAATGATATATGTTTTATTCATTAATTTACTTTATTTTAACGTAACAGATTTTAACATTATTTGAACCAATTTCCACAAGTTCAAAATTATTTTTAATTAAGTCATCGTGTACAATTTGATGGTTGTATTTGTTTGTGTCATCAAATACAAATTTAGTTCCAATTACTGATCTAGGATAAAAAAATTGAACTTCATCAAATACGGCATTACTTTGGTGTGGGCCGTCGAAGAATACAAGACTGTATTGATTAACAACTGTTTTAAATTCTTGATAAAATGGCACACCGTCTTGAAATCTATTAAAAAATTCAGTATCTTCTAAACATAAAAATACTAGATTAACAGCTTTACCTTTTGCATATTCATATAAACTTGATACCGCAGTATTACGCATATCATTTGTATAATCTGATTTTGCTAAGTTATTTTCATTATCATAAAAATCTATATTCCCATATGGATCTAAACAAATTATGTTTCTATTTAAATCATCAACAGAAAGTAGTCCTTCGATAATATATTGTGTACTACCGCCTAATCTAGTACCAATCTCGCATACCGTACCACTAATATCTTTAATCGATGCCGCAGCACGATATAATATATCGTAATCAGTACTATCTATTTCTAATCTATTCATATTAACTGATTTCCGTTCTACCGTCGCCTAAATTGTTTACATTGATATAGCCTGCGCCTCTACGGCTCATATCAATACCTTCTTCTCCGCCTAAATTGCGGCATAGTTCACTAAACCACTTGTCTACAACTTCTTCGTCTGTATCACCAGTGTAGCCTGCTGTACGTAATTGTAGCACAAAGTATTCATTCCAGTCAAGTTCAAAAAATCCGTTTCGAATGTTATCTTTATTAACGTGAGTATCTAATACTGCAACCCAGGGTTCTTTTTTCTCTGTAGCAATTTCTTTAGGAGTTTTTAAAACTTCATTAAGTTTGGCTTCAGCATCTTTATATCTCTGTGCAAAGAAGTCTGCTGTTTCTCTGGCATTTTTTGCGTCTTCTTCAATTTTATCAATACCCAATATTTTTTTTATAAAGTTTTTCATTTTGTTTCCTTTAGGCTGTATCAATAGAGATTGATCTAATATTCCCATCAAGTGCCCCACTCATTTTTAAACAACGGCACTTGCAATCGATCACTGTATCTAAGTCCGTGTTTCATTGCCAACAATGCTACATTCTTATTATTCATTACATACACACTTTCAACTCCACCTACTGGCATTAGGTAAACGTAACCTTTAAATCCTGCTTGACGATATGCAGCAATAGCACATTCAGCATCAGCAAAGTCTTGTTCAGTAGCAATAACAAACTTCAAATATGCAGTTCCGTATTCTTCATATTCACAAACACGTTCTGGTTTAATAGCATCATCCCATGGTTCGCCTGAACACGGTAGTTTAGCACTTACACTAAATGTAATTTCTCTTTTAGGATCTATATCTGTCCAACTGCGTAAGAATTCTTTAAAGTCTTTTGTTAAACGCATTGTGCCATTTGTTTCAAAAGTAATTTCTTTTAAACCTGACATTTTGGGATTGTTTAACAAATCTGGATATGCTTTTTGCCAACCTAGCAACGGTTCGCCACCTGTGATAACAAGGTGTTCATCTTTCCAATGATCTTGCGGAAGAATTTCCATAATACGATCGGCAATAGCATCACTAGTGAGCATAGGACTAAGGTCTTTAAAACTAGGATGCCAACTAGCATAACTATCGCAACCTGTACTGACCAAAGGCAGGTCTTCGTATTTTTTAAACGCTATAGTTTCATGTGATGTTTGTAGTAATGCAAGTTTGTCTGCTTCGTCGCTTAATTCGCCACGCGGCATACCAAAACCTTGACAGGTAAAGTTACATCCAAATGTGCGTAGAAACACACTGGGCACTCCCATATATTTTCCCTCTCCTTGTATAGAGTAGAAAAGTTCTGCAATTTTAATTTTGCTCATAAATGTTAGACCATTTCTTAAGTTTGTATTTTTTATTTTGTTTTGCTTCGTCTAAGTTTTTAGATTTCACAATACCTTGTTCCAATAAGATATCAATCATTGCCAGTACATCGCCCAGTTCTTCTTCTAGATGTTCTAAATTAGTTTGTACTTCGCCAAACTTATGATTGTCCATACCAAATCGACTAATTTTGCTAACTGCTTGAATAACCTCTGCACATTCTTCTTGTAGAATGTCCATTACTTCTTTTGTTTTACTGTCCATATTCACCTTTTAATGAATCCATAATGACTCTATGTTCTCTATTATACACTTCTCTATTAAGAAACGCAAGGAATTCTTCTGACTCCATTTGCTCGGCGGCCTTTAATAAATTTCTACAAGCCAATGCATAGTATCTACGTTTAGCGGCTTTAGTAACACCCTTGGCATCTTCTACTGCCATTTGAAAATTGTTTACTAAAATCTTTGAGGCTTCACTTGGCTTACCATTCCAAATAACATCACCATCTGCTGTAATAGTCAACACCGCGTTATCCTTTGCAGAATTGAATTGTATACTGTTGTTTGGAACAAATCGTCCTGCTTGATATCCTATAGCAGTGTTATAAGATCCAGAAGTAATATTATATGCTGCAACTGATTGTGCACCAAAACCCATTAGTTGTGTATCGCTTGCCCAATCAAACTTAACAGGTTTAATCTTTTCTGTAGTTCGGAGACTTATAGTTGCCTTTGCCCGGTATTGTATTCCTAATGCCGCCGATTGGATCTTCGACGTCACCCAACTTACGTGGTATAAGATGGATATGAGGCCAGTTGATAGTTTGACCAGCAGCTTGGCCTTGATTAATGCCAATATTGTAACCGTCCCATTCTCCGGCTTCCACCATTCTTTTACCTTCGCTAATAGCATCTTCAAACGCATCTTTTAATACTCCTATTGTATTATATTTAGGCACAAACAATAAATGACCTTTAGTAACAGGATATTTGTCCTTGTATACTATTACATGAAAATCGTCCCTATATACATCAGTCCAAGGAACATTGGCCCATTCAATATGATCTGGACCATCAAAAATCTTATTCACGACCAGCCTTTGCCTTCAAATATGATTCGTTATGAATCCAGTTATTATTAACTAGAAATCCCCATTCCCGCTTTTTTGGTCCCGGCATAAACAATGTCCAAGGAGTAACACCTTCTTTTAATTCAATACGATGATAACTTGTTGGTTTACAAATACGAAAATGTCCAGGGCCACGCCAATGACGAATTTCGCCAATCATTTCTTTTTTGCTATTAAACTTTGGGATCCATTCATAATATCCACCTGCTAAAATAAATGTAGCATAGGACCAAGGATGATCGTGAACATCGCCAGGATCGCCTGTATGGAATTTATGTAAAAATACATTAAATGGAAAACGATCTCGATCTTTTAAGAACAAGTAATAACGAGTCAACAAAGGCTGATTACTTTGTCGGTCCATAATGATACGTTTACGGCCAATTTTATCTAGAAAGTTTAAAAAAAAGTTCATTTTGTTAAATTACTTCGTTGTTTAATAAGTTCTAATACTGCCGGATCGTTTGATTGATCTTGCGTTGGTGCAAATAATGCACGTGGGCGAGTATCTACACCTTTGGCAGGATCAGTCAAATAATATACTGCCATACTTCTACGATATACGTTATCGGGACAGGTCAAGTCATCTGGTAGCCCGTGCCAAGAATGTTGGGTGGTATCAAATAGAACTGCACGATTAAATTTATTTTCTACAGTATAAACACATTCTAAAGGCTGATTGGTTATCTCATTATGGCTCCATAGTTCCAACCCACCTTTCCATTCAGGCTTCCAATCGGGTGTCATATAAACAATCAAATTATAATGACGTTCTAGTTTTAGTTTAGGATGAATACTATAGTCGAGATGTACATTTAACTTGCCGCCTTTGTGATGAGCGTGCCAGCCGCCCCCGTGAAGACCTATGTCAGTTTTAATATTATAAACACCAACAACTGGTTCAATAATATTAAGAAATTCTTGACTATTTAAATATGTAAATGCTTGATAAGTAGCTGCTGGAAATCGATCCCAATGATTACACGCTTTCTTATCTTCAATAGGATTTTGATAATGTGTAGTCCACACAGTACTTTCGTAACTTGGAAAATCTGCAACTAATTGTTTTGCAATATCATCTTTCCAAAAATTATCAATGATAATATGGTTAAATGGTTTAGCGTTTATAAATTGGGCCGCCAACTCACCCCAGTTTTGATCATTGATAAATTTGTTCATTTAATATTTTTTAATAGTTCAGTGGCACTAAAGAAATGTTTTGTCAAATCTTGTGCTTGTTTATGTAATTGCGGTAGCCTCTTTTCATAGTGTGTCATTGTGACAATAATGTGATGACACAATTCTTGTCTATGAATTAGATAACTATCCCAACTTTCCGTCCATTCACTAGGATATTTAAATCCGTCATAATACATTTCTGTATAACTCAAACGATCTGGTACCATAGGAATGGCATCTACTAATGCACCTTCATAACAACTGATGCCAAGTGTTTCCTGCAAATTTGCACTGAATACAATCTTGGCACGACCCAACAACTTGTGATATTCATGTTTGTCCAATTGTGTATCTTGACAAACAATAAATTCATATTGAGGTAACTGTTTGGCCAAATCACAAAAAATCTCAACTTGCTTTTCTGGTGCAATACGATGTGGAAACAAAATCAGATCACGCTTGGGATTAGTATTATAGTTCTCCAATGTATCAATCATATACTCCATTGGCCAGCCTGTGAGTACAACTTTGTCAACGCCCATTGCACGAAAGTGTTCAGACGGACCGTCTACTCCAAACAAGTTCTTAAAGAACATGTCAATATGGAATTCGGTAGCAAAGTAGTTATGATCAATAGCATGAAAGAAACTTTTCTCAGCATGTCTAACCCAAGGTTTATTGCCAACAAGCCGTCCCAAAAAGTCTTGTGGATCATAACTGCCGGCGTGCCACAATGCGTGAATGGTTACAGGAATCTGCAACAGTTCACTCATATACTTTAAATTTACAATTCCTGGATGCCACGCATCAGTAAACAAAAAGTGATCCCCAGCATTAATGGATCCCTCGCAAAAAAGTCTGCTAATCTGTTCAACTTGAGCAGCCTTGTATATATTGGTGCCACCAAAGTTGAGAAAAGCTCCTGGCGTAGTTGCTGGAGGAATATCTCCAGGTCCTGAAATAACTCGAACATTGTGTCCTGCCTTTGAAAGTAGATTAGGTACATGAGACTTCCATTGTCCCGTGTACCTAGTGCTAACACTTTCTAGGTCAACTAGAAAGATATTTGCCATTTATGCCTCTTGACGTGCTCGCGATTCCCGACGTGCTTTACGCTCAAGATACTCTTGCTCCTGTTGGAAGCGACGGTAGTCTGGACTACGATACATATCCTTCTCATCAAATTTGATTAAGTTGAATCGGCAATAGTCCAACCAACGATCCAAGTCGTCGAAAATACGCTCGACTTCTGGTTTCATTTTAAGAGTTTTTTGAATGTAATTTGGCTGTGCCATATAGTTTCCTGTTGTTTAACAAAATATTTAAGGTTTATATTCAACAATACCATCAGACTCGCCATCCTCAGATACTGTCACTTCATAATATCTTTCACCATATTTAGGTAAAAGATGATTTTTCAAAATGTCTGTAGCAATCATTTCACAACTTTTATGATCCTGATTACCCGACTTAATGAAATCTTGCAAAGCCCATTTAACTAGAAAAAATTCTAGTTCACGATCTAAATGAGTTACTGAAATTTTTACTTCTATTTTAAATATATGACGATGCAGATTTTCCAAAAATTCAATTCTTGGATCAATAGCACTTGCATTGGGATAAAAATGAAATCCTTCAAATTCTGTACGAACTTTAATAAAGGTCATTTCTGATGGTCGAATATCTTGTTTAATTATCATATGCAAATAAATTTTGAAAGGTTGAATTAGTCATTGCTAGTAGTTTTTCCATTTGCCCATCAGCTAGTCTAAAATCAAGCTCTGGGCGATTTTTTTTCGTTTTTTCAAAATAACCCCAGTAGCCCTCGTATGGTGTATATTCCAGACTAGGATTATTTTTAATCAAAATTCTTGCGTGTTCATATGCTTCTTGAATCAGTTCTTGAATTTGTGGCTGATCAAAATCACATAAGTCTATAGCAATAATAACATCATTATCATTTGTTGTAAATCTTAATTGTTTTTGAATTTTTTTGAAAATTGGCGAAAGCGGATATGGAGTTGAAATAATATCTTCTGGACGCATTGCTGAAACTGTTTGTGCACTAGTTGCTGTGCCTTTTCGACATTTAACTTCCCAACCAATTTCAGGAATATCGCATCCAGCACCTCTGTTAATTGAAATGCCAATTTTATCTTCTAATAAATCTTCACAAGCTCTTCCAGAATCGCCTCCAAGATTGCTTGGCAATTGTCTGCCAAGCAAATGGTGCTTGATAATATTAAGGAGCAGTGTTTCCGTAGGCGTAATCATAGTGTAGTATCTTGTGTATATTGATCCCAGTAAGTATATTTGTCCTTACTCATTAGATCGTGTAATTGATGTGTCCAAACACCAGAATTAGTTTTACCCCAAGTGAGGTCGTCTAATTTAAGTGTTGCATTATAGTTAAGTTGTCTAATATATGGAAGTTTGCAACTAATCATTGGCACAAACTTATTATATTCATTCCATCCGCCTTCTAAGACACCCTCGATGTGTTTGATATCAAAGTCTAATGTGACCCAATAGTCTGTATTCAAACAGCCCATGATAACTTCATCCCACGGTTTGTATGAATCATAACAATTAGATTCCAAAATATGTGCTGGATTAAAACTTTGACTTGTTCCAAAGTAAATGTGTTTAATTTCAATATCTCGATTTGCTTGTTGCAAAATTTCCTCTAGCGGAGGAGTTCCTACAACAAATAAAGTTTTCATACCGTGACAAACTGTATGTTCAACTTCATAACCTGTAAAATAAACGACGTTTTGTCGTTGTTCAGTGTTTAGTCCCATTTAATGTAACCCCGGCTGTAACCGCTTGGACGATCCGCACCATCCGCAAACGCTTGTTGCCACTCTGTATTACGATTATACGCTTGAGTCCAAAAGTTGTCAACATTTAAATGACCCCTTTCTATCCAAAACTTTGCGTACTCCATACATTTGATAAACTTCTTAGTTCGTGGACTTGGCTTAATAGTAGTAACAGCTTTCCAAAGTTGTTGCTGTGCTTCTTTGTGACTAACTGCTTTGCCCACTGCATCAATAATTAATGCATTATTATTTAGGTTTATCTCTGTACCTAATTCGTATTTTCCAGAAAGATCAATTACAATATCATAACTGTCGCTAGGAGCCATTAATAGTTTGTCACCCCATAGATCTTGATTACTACTTCCGAGTACATCAATTTCAAAATTATAACAATCTAGCTTTAGTGTGTTGTACGCTACCCACGCTAAAAACCCACTTCCGAGAATTAATAACTTACCTTTGCGTTTTGCAAGTTCTTCATCAGCTTGTTTAACTACATTAATGCCACACGCAACTGGCTCTAAAATATAACGTGGGTGATCTTCTGGAACAACTACGAACTCTTTATCACGTACATTATAACTATCAGCATAAGCAGGTTCACCACGAGTGGCAACATAATCACCTATTTTAACGTGATTAATATTTGCACCAATTGCAGTAACTTGACCGAGTCCTTCGTGTCCTTGCATATGAAGTGGTAGTGGACCAAAGTCCCCTTTCATCATATCAATGTCACTACGACAAACGCCAGTCATAACACTACGCACACAGATTTCATCATCTGCTAATGGAGGCAATGTATACTCAGTTTCTAAGAATTCGCCAGTACCTGTTGTTTGCAATACTCTATTCATAATGATTCAATTTGTTTGTGTATCCAAAAGTCTTGTGCAAGTTGACTAAGCCAAAACTCGTTGTTATTTAGGTTTTTAACAGCAGTCTCTACCATTTCTTTATATGCTTCTTCTGGACATAGACCTAGTTCAAATCTAACAGCACTATTTTTCATATCAAAACTAATACTGGAATCATCTACAAGATCATCTTTCCAATTTGCAGTTAAAATCCAACGAGTTTTTCCTTGCAAAAATTCAATTTTACAATAATCATCCACGTCATACACCCCTTCGGGATTAACTGTTCCGTAATCTGTACTGGTTATTTCTGACAATAAATGATTCTGAATGGCCACTGCATCTTGTTTAGTACCAGATTTGAAGTCAGTTAGTCTACAGTAATAACTTAGCATATGTGGCAGCAAGTCTCTGCTAACACCGCCAAATGATAATTCTTTATTGGTAAACCAACTACCTGGACTGGGAATACGATTTTTATTATTCCAACGAATTGTAACAGTATTTGATTGATCTGTCAACAGTTGAAATTGCTTAATTGTATCTCGATATTGATTATTTTTAACCATCATAAATCGAGTGTCAGGAAAGTCCTTATGCAGTTGATACCAACTTTGACTATCCTTAACACCTGGCTTTTCAATCAATACAATCTTACATTTATCAGCAATCGCTCTTGCAATAGATTCGTGTGTAAAATTTGGAGTACAAATTACAGCGATGTCATATTCACCTGTAACTACGCTAACATCTGTGTATGTGGCATTCTTTTCAGTATTTGCATCCACTGTATCAATATCATAACCTAGGCTAGAAAACACGGAATGGTACAATTGTCCTATTCCCATACCAACAATTAAACTTTTCATTCTTGGAATCTTTTTAAGTAAGTGTCTCTAATTGCCCGTGCATCGTGTAGGGCATTGTGTGGCACTGCTGAATCATAATCAATATGCAAATCTAATTCAAAACTAATCTTAGATTTGATATTAATCATCTGACCTGGGCCGACGATTAGTGACTCACAGAAATATCTAATGTCATCTGGCCAGTCGGCAATAATAGTGCAGTCACCTACACTATGCAAGAAGTTTGCAAGGTCAATTTGAAACTGAGAATTTAAACAAGGGACTGTATTCAAATGCGGAATAACATTTTCCTTCACCCAAGGGTGCAGTTGATCCTTCATTTCAATTTCTCGATAGAATTCGAGAATAGATGGATCTTCTGGAACAAGTGCTAACGATATCAATTTTCCACCAAACCCGTTAAATTCTGTATCTAAAAATAATCTTTTCATTCCTCTGTTTTCTTTTTGCGTTTTGGTTTGGTTTCTATTACAGGAAGAAAACTTTCTGATTTTAGAATCGCTGCACGAACATCACGTAATAATGCTTCATCATCCCAATCTAATTTAGTAGTACCATCTGAAAATGTAGTAACAGTTAAATGACTGCCTTTTACTACTCCGCTTGGATCGAATTCAGTAATCAATTCTTCTGTACGATTTTCAATCTTAGACTTACGTTTAACTGGCAGTTTCTCAACCACTTCAGTTAGTGTTTTTGTTTTTCTAGTTGCCATTATTCTTCTCCTAATGTATCTTCTAAATCAGTAAGTTTATCTTCATCTAACAAGGGCATAGCGAATACATCAGATACACTTTTATCTATCACAACTTCTTCAGTATCAAATAAGTTAAAGAATGTATTACGTGCCATACCATCTTGACTACGTGTTCCTTCTAATGCGCGAATAAATGTAATACCATCTTCAATCATTTCAAATGCTTCTGCCTTTGTTTTTGTATTGAACAGATCTTCAATGAAGTTAGCAAAATACAAAATATTACGTGGAACCCAATCGCTATATTGATCAAAACTGTTATCGCCAGATTTTACAGCACGCCAAGCACGCCAATTAATTTTACCTTTTGACTTAGCAATTTCGATATCCATTAATTGATTAGCACGTTGTACACTTGTAATATGACTGTTAACATTATGTCCCATCATTAATGCGTAACTAAAACTATCCCAGGAAGTTTTGCCCTCTTTACCAATCTTATTCAACATTCCTGGCTTGTACCAGCAAATGTCTCCCATTGTCAAGCGGCTTCCGAATTCAGTCGTCCACGGGAACGGAATGTCCGATCCTGAAAGTGCTTTGTTGTCTGGGGCTTTTTCCATAATAGTACTCCAACGTTTCGTTGAGTGCTGTGGGTTTGTGTAGACAAGTCCGTGTGCTGTTGCGATAAACGGTGAGGCGCAATCAAAAGAGATGGTAATTTCTTCATTAATATGTTTCCTAATTTGTCGTTGAATTAAAGTCAAATAGCAAGACCAGTCTAATTGAGCAGTGCCCAAAAAGTGCATCCAGTTCTTACCCTCCAGCATTCCGTCGTCTCTCATAGTCATAAGACGTTTGAGTGTGACATCCATCATGCTCATATTAGCGCCACCCATTGCCCACCCTTCGGCTGCTTTGTCGCCCCACACTGCGGGATCGCTAAATTCTTTAACACCTTGATACCACTGTTCAGCACGTTCCCAATCGCCACCTTGTAGCACATTAAGGAACTTGGTCTGACCCATACGGTTCTTTAGGAAATACTCATTGTTGAATTTTGTTTTGTCCAAACAATCTTCAAAAGTCTTTAGTCCAGTTTTAGGACTATGATTATGGTCACACGCCCACGTGGGAACGTCCAACATCATACTCCAGTCAGCGGTAACTTCCAACCACTCTAAAATACTTTTACGAACTTTGTTTGCATTAGGACCTTCAAAGTCTAACCAGTCAAATTTAAGAACACCTTTACCAATTTGGAATCCGCCTGAGTCGCCTAGTATCAAAGTGTTATTGCGATCTCTATCTTGAATCATTGATTCTTGTGTTAGACTCTTGGTAAGATCCAATTGTGCGTGACCGGCTGAATACAACCCATACTTATAAGTAAAATACCCTTCTTCTGCATTAAGAAAATTCATACCTTCAATGCCACGATCAAATTCTGCAGGCAGTCGATCCTTAGGTACATATTCGCCTAGCCGTTGTTTAGACACATAAGTGCTATAAAAAGTACTAATAGCAGGTAAGTATACAGAATAATCTTTCTGTAATGGGGTTAAATTAACTGGTGGCTTTTTCATTATGCTTGTGCTGGAATAATATATTTGTAGGTAGCAATGCCACTATCCAAAGTAATTTGCATAGCACCTTCATTACTAAAACTAATTTTAGCATTGTTAGCATCTGCAATTTTTAGAATAGCCAATACTGGATTTACAGGCCAAGTCCAAGCCTTAGTCAATTTACCAGTGACGCCCGTGGAAAATACAAATTCACCTGCGTGGCTACTTTGGTCACCAAATGTAAACAACAATTTGTCACTATCAGTTTTAGCCAAGAATGTTGTATGCTCTGTATTAGCACCTGCTTGGAATTGAAAACGCTGTACAGCATTAACAGTGGGTTCAACTTCAACGTGCCAATTAACTCCGCGGAATTTAACTGTCTTAAGTTTTTCGTTAATGATATCGCTATTCATAAAACGATAATCGTTTTTAAAATCGCCGTCTTTGTTTTCAAAATGTAAACCAACTGGAACATTTGCTCCATTACGATTGGCTGTAACTAAGTCGATCTTTGCATCTTCCTGATATTCCTTGCCTTCTACCAAGTAGCGTAGTTTTTCCAACTGTGGCATACCAAATGTTCCAATTAGTTGTGGATATGGATTGGTAGTTTCCGCATACATAATAACGCTTCGGTCTTCAGCCATTGAATCAATCAATGTTTTGTCAACTTCTCCTGTAATCTTAACAATGTTAAGAAAGCCAAGTTTGTTAGTGTGTGCTACGATGTCTTTTAATAAGTCTTGCATAAATTATTTCCTTTGTATTAGTATATTTAGATCTAGATGTATAGTCAATGATTATTTTAATCAAAAACTGAATAAATTGTTGAACGTGTTACTTTGCGTTGTACTGTCAAGATCATAGTCCAACACACCAATAAGATTTTTAATTTTATTGTTGATAATAACAGCTTCCATTTCAGCATGGTCAAATGGCAATTCTTGAAACCATTTTGGTAATCGCATTTCATCTACGGGGTATGCAATACTTGTATAACCCAATGGATTTGCCTTTACCTTACAAACAATAACTTTCATACCATCAACAATGCCCATACTGTATTTGTCACCATTCATACGTTTTAATGTATTCCAGTTAATAGCAGCACGAACGTGTCCTGGCATATTAGCCTTGCCTGCTTTCTTTTCTTTTTCCTCGTACTCCGCAATGTTGTTAGCACGTTTTGGACTACCCTTTTCCCACCCTGGTCTAGATTTGAACTGAGTACGGAATTCAGTAATCATTTCTAGAATCTCTTTTTCCTCGGCGTTGTTAAGCACCCTAGTTAAAACTTCTTCTAAAAACTTTTGCATAAATTCTGGAGTATCACTGCGCTTCAAATCCAAACCCATTGCTTTGATTTTTCCAGTCTTTCCATCAATGTCACTGCGTTTGCCTTCCTTGTCATAATACAAAACTGCATAACGTTTCTTAGTAATGAACAAGCCTTTGATAGCAACAATTTCTCGACCAGCCTTAATAACTTCTCCACGTGACTTTGGACAGTGATATGCTTCTACCATATACTGTGGAAATGTTGAATTAACATTATCGGCAATTGTATCATACAGTTGTACTACCGTATTTTTATCCCACGGAATTTGTCCCTTATTGATTTCATTCTTTAAAGAACTGTATGCACTAAAATATGCACTATCAGTATCGCCGTATATAATACTCTTACCCACGTGATCATAATCGCCAGTTATTACCTCGTTGATTTTAGCAGCCATATGTCTTGCAATTCCACGTCCTGTGAGCGTGGTTGACTGACCAATACGATTATCGAAAAACCTACAGCCAGCGTTAAGTATAGCACCATATAGACTATTGAGATTAATCTTCTTAACCAACTGTCTTTTGTCCCAGTATTCTTCTTCAATTTTATTCTCCGCTTTAATAGCATCTTTAAGTTTGGCCTGCATTTCTTTACGTTCGCTATACCAACGCTTTAGTAATCCAGGAATAATACCTTCTGTTTCGTGCGTAAAGATTGTACCATTTGCACTTAGCATCCAAGGCTTGCCGCTATCAAATATCAAAGTATATATTTGTGCGCCACTCATAACATCAGTTTCGCCATTTTCCCAATCGATGATAATGTCATTAGCGCGATCCATATTCATAACGAATTCGTATTCGTTACTACCAAACTTACCTTCCCACGCTTCAGCAAACTTGCCGCCATTTTTTGCCATCTTGGAATCAATTTCTTCTTGCGTATATGTTTGACGCAATTGTCCCACAATAGTTTCTGGACCCATATTGAGTGCTCGAATTACTGATGGATATAGGCTGTTAATGTCCATTGATCCAATCCAATCGTGAAGCCCTTTCTTGGGATATGCAACATACGCACCAGCAGCCTGTGTGTTAAGGTCTTCATCACGGGTTGGTCGACTTGGGACAATCAATCCTCTATGATGTGCTTCGATAACAATGGCCTGTTCGGTAACTGCTACCGCTCCCATAATGGTTGGCAACAATACAGTATTTTCGTGAGCCAGTGTATTTGCAATGTCGATGAATTTAAGTTTCTTATCCAACTTGTCTAGAAGTGCAGTATCCTGTCTGTTGTATTCAATAAACTTTCTAAAGTCATTGTTATACAGTTGATCCAGTGTGCCTTCGTAAACTGTTTTAGTTTCACCTAATTCATATTCCGCAATAGCATCCAATCTGTATGAGTGTCGTTCTTCATAGGTATACTTGCGGTACAACTCGAGACTGTCCAAATGAATGCGACCAATAAGGTCATAAGTAACTGCCTTCTTTCCATATTTTTCGTACTCTCTCTTTTTTGGAAATTGATTCCACAAACACATTCTGCGTGTATCTTCTTTGCTTAGAACTTTAATGATACGATTTACTGTATAGGGAATATCATAACCCTCACTATTCCAACCACTTAATATGTCTGCATCTTGTATGAGATCCAAAAACATATCTAACATTTCGTGTTCAGTTTCAACTAATATTGTGTTGGGGAAATCTTTGATCTGTTCCTGTGCTTGCGCCATTGTCAGTGTCTTGGGAGGCACTGCAATACATACAAGTGTATCTAACCATTGTAGGTGAACCGCAATCGCAGTAATTGGCATGAAAGCATCTTCAGGAGTGCTATAGCCACGTTCTGGATCAAAGTCCACCTCAATGTCGAAAAACGCTACATTTAGTTTTGGAGCATCCTTGCCTAGATAGTTTTCTTCTAGACAACGGAATACTGGATTCATATCACTTTCGTATAATTTGTGACTTGAGTGAATACGTTGTTCTTTAACGATTTCTTTCCAACTACGGGCAGTAACCTTGTTTAAGTTTTCGCCGTAAATTGATTTGTACTTACCCCGTTGATCAGGATAATAGAACATATACTTTGCTGGGTACTCTTGATAAAGTCTACCCTTTTTAGGATCTCTTTCAACGACATAGATAATGTCCTTCTCACGATCCCATCGTGAATCTACATAACTCATATTTTTCCTCCTTATGTAATTTACGGCTTACACATACCAATGTGATCATTTGTGGCTGATCTAACCTTATTCATAAATTATTTAGCATCCTAATTAGTCCAATACTGTCTATTGTAACTAGCAGAGAGGCATTAGCCAACATACCAAAAGATTTGCGGCTATAAGCAGCCCAAGCGTACATAGCACACTGGCAAATAAAAATAGGATAAAGTATGATAAGAGGCGGATTTGGAACTGTGAGCGCCATAGCAATCGCACATCCGATACTAAGTGCCCAAGCCGTAGTTTCAATGATAAACCGAAGAGGGTATGCTCTATAGTCATCTTTAATCCATTTCAGAATATTAGTTACAATATTATTCATCAGTACGACGATGTGAATGTCCGCTGATATCCACAATAGTCTCCAAGTCGTCAAATTCTTTCCAAACGCTGTCCCATTGATCTTTTTGTGCAATACGAATTGCTTTTTTAATCACACTGGGTTTAACTTCCAATTCTTCAGCAATGGCCTTGATTGTTTCGTTTAGACCTTCTTGTAAGTCGCTGATCTCTTGCATAACGGTCATACCTTCTGCAACAATTTGTTTAATTTTGGCCTGTTCAGGCGCTCCAAATGCTTTACTCATAAAAAATCTCCTTGTCAGTAAGTATATACTGTACAAGGAGATAAGTCAAAAGTATTTTACTCGCAATGCCATTTACGAAGACTTTTGTTTATGCGACTGTTTGGATCTCTCTTAGTTTTGGCTCCAGTACGATGTTTCTTCATACCTTTCATACGAGCACAGAAACTCTTACGGCGTTTACTGGCCTTACTACCTTTTTTCAACTTACTAGGTTTGGTAGTTACAGCAGTTTTCAATTTGCTACCAGGATGGCTACGACGATAACTGGCCACCCCCTTTTTATTTAGGCCACCGTTTTTATTTTTACCACTTGATTTTTGCCAGGCTTCGGCTTCGCTGAGTAATTCTTCATCATCTACAGTTTCTAAATCTTCCCAAATTAAATCACTGTCAACACCGTGTTGTTCAGCCCAATAGTCTACCATTGATTCAATTATATCAAATTGACTTTCTAAAATGGTGTCTTCAATAATAAATTCAATTGCTCTCATTTTTTCTTTGCCCTTCCTGCTTTCATATTGGCCAACCAATGTGCCATACGTTGCTTTTCACCCGAACTGTGTTTAGCAGTTTTGCGTAGACTACTGACACTAGCTTTGGTATTTACACCACTGCGTTTGGCAAGACCTTTGCGTCCAGGATGTTTACCATCAGCGAAGTTTTCATTAGTGCGTCCGTATTCACTGGCTTCGCCTTCTAAACTAACGTGCCACGCATAAAATTTAGTTTGCGGATATTCTTTTTTCAATTCCATAAAACTAACTAAATTGGGTTTAGCGTCGTCATACATAATTGCTTTTGTATATTTTCCTTGATTCAAAAGATTGCGGATGATGATCTTTTTCTTTTCTTCAGTTTGCATTTTGCCAGTCATATTGCCAGCACGGTAAACGTGAACCTTACTCATATCCACACCATACTTACGGAATGTATCTAAAAATAATTCTCGATCATCAAAATCTGCACGGGCAGTTACCATAACAACTTTATTGCCTGTAGCAATATCTTGTTTAAGTTGATTAAGCATTGGGATGATTGGTTTTGATTTTTCAAAGAATTCTTGAGCACTTCTAAAATCACCAAAATCAAATTCTTCGCCAGGTTGTAGTTTGTAATGTGTGAAGTCGTGGCTGTTGAGACTTTTGATTACCTTGCCGTCACGAATCACGTGAACTTTAGTTTGTGTATGGACAAGTGTATCGTCAATGTCGAATATCACTAACTTACTGGGAAGGAAATCATTGGCTCTCATAAATTGAATGCTTTTAAATTCTTTTCAATTTGTCCAGGACGAACATCCTTAGTCAAACTCATTGAATAACGTGGATCTTTAGCTTGCTTTTTAGTAGCAATTACACCCGATGCATCTTCCATTGGTTGATCTTTTAAAAATGTATCAGCATACTTTTTACAAATATCCTTAATGCGTTCGTCGCCAGTTTCTTCTAATGTATATTCATTATGTTCATTGTGTTGGCTAGGATCAATATATCCGCAGTAGACTTTTCTAACCATACTGTTGTTGATGAGATCGGTACAACTTTCTCCATATCGTTCATCGGCCATATCAGTATCATCTTCATTACAGGGACTTAGCGTAGTAATGATAATGCTGCCTTCTGGAACTTCTCCATACTGTTCAACATAGTTGTCCATTGCTACTCGTTCAGCGTGTCTACGAGTCCCGTCACCCTTGGCGGTGTTGATACCGTAGACTACATTATGATCAGGATCTAATATGCAGGCCGCAACCATTCCATACTGATCTGGGTCAGTTTGTTTGCCTTCGAAAATCAATCTGCAAAGTTTTACAAGATACTGATCGAGGTGTTTACGACCGTGTATCTTGTAATCTTTTTCAGTAAACTCTGAGAATTTCATTACTTTTTCTTACTAGGATTCTTTGCACCATAACTAGCAGCCACTGCCATTTGACGACGCTTTTCTTTTGTCTTGCCCTTGAATTGTGGAGCATTGGATTTTTCAAAATCTTTGATCCAAACATCAACTGGTGCATTCTTAGGAATCTTTTCATCTAGCTTGGCTTGCAACTCAGCCATATAACCGTCTTCCTGCTTCAATGCCTGTGCTTTGACCATTTTACGGATAAGTGCCTTATCTTCTTTTTCATCAGGATGACTATCTTCGCCCATATCGTGTTCGTCGTCAACAGCATTGAACACTGCATCTAAGTAATCAGCAGCCTTAGTGACTTTGCTTTGTTGCCAAGGTTCCAATGTATCGCCTTGTGCCTGCATTGCTTTTACTGCACGGCGCAGTTTAGCAGCGTGTTTGACTAGGCTTTTCAATTGACTTGTAGTCATACCGTTGGCTTCGTCATTGTACCAATCTGGATTTTCGTGTACGCTGTCATCGTGTCCTGCACCAGTGTAACGGCTGGTGTCTTTACTGCCAGAGGCATATGCACCTTGTCCCCACCCACCGCTTGCTGTTGAGTGATCTTCCATGTGTTTAGGTTTTTTGCCTTGCTTCTTTATGTTGATTGCAATAGCAGCCTGCTGTGCAGCATTGGCCGCCTCATTGGTATTAGGCACACAGTTGCGCACCTGTCCACCATTCTTGCCCTTCTTAGTACCAGCAGCGTGGTGTCCTGGCCAGCATTTGGTAAAACCGTTTGAATCCTTAGCACCTTTCTTGATCTCGCTAAGATTACCGTGTGTTTGGCACATACCACAATCAGGACATACACTTTCCATTGTCATATCTTCATTATGTTTCTTCTTGCCAGCACAGTGAGCCTTTTGACTAAAACCTTTTGGATGACTACAGTTGATACTGCTCTTATATTTTTGGCTCCACTCTTCCGCCACACCTTGCTCTTTGATATTTTTATTCTTTTTCTTAGCAGCCAAGTGATTCAAGTAAGCAGCCTTTTGCTTTTCTGGGCTACGCATATCAGTTGGGTCAAACCAGTCACTTTTCTTGATTGGTTTTTCTTGTTCCGAGCCTTCCGCCACACCTTCCTCCATATTTTTATCAATATGTCGTTTAGCAGCCGCCAGCGTGGAGAATTTTCTAAGACTAGAACTGATACCCCATTGGTATGGGCCTTCCTGTGTTATGCCATATCCTTTGTATGTTCCTTTTTTGCCTACGAAAGTATCAGGATTGTATTCAC